CCTCAACGACTTCTTTTTCTACAGAGAAGTGGTCTTGATAGGTATATCCGATGGTTGAAATACCACCCATACCATAAAGATTAAATTTCTCTGCATCGTATTTACCTTGTAGGAAAGCACCGAACCAATCTACTGTGGTTTCGTTGTGGTAAGCGATGATATCACCTAACCTAACAACTTTACCATCAGGAGCATTATCGTCAGCGTAGTCTACATAGTAGTCCCCACCAAGTAAATCACGAACTTCTCTAGCGTGTTCAATACCAGCAGTTCTCCAATCAATACCAACCTGAACTTCAAGTTCGTCTGATACATCATAGTTTAACTTTGAAATCAAACCATAAGTATCTTGTCTATTGATTGAGTTTCTAAGGATACCTGTTGAACGATTTTCAGAATCAGAGAAAGCAGAATCTACATTAGATGAGTTCTGTGCAATCTCTCCATCCCAATCCCACATCCAAGGTGAACTTGCATACCAAGCATTTCCTTCGATAGCTGGTTTACGAGATACACTACCATAGGTTCCTGTACCACCACCAGAACCACCACTCCAATAAGCAACAGATGATAATCTAATGTCATCGTTAATATCATAGAAATGATTTAGGTTTACAAGTGGTTTATGGAAGAAGTTCTCTCTTTCATTTAAGAAATCAGAACTATACCTATCGGTAGTCTTCGCACCATACATGTACCAATATTGTTTACCCTTATAGTCTGAACTAACAGGAGCCCAATTTTGGTTATAGAACCTACCAGCTTCATGCTCAAACTTCTCTCCTTCAGCGAAAGCAGTTTCATCGTATCCATCGATGTCACCAGCTAACTCCTGAGAGTAAGTAGCTATGTTCTGTTTGTATAGGTTCTGTCCATGTCTCTGTGGAGCACCAATAGCATATAACTCAACCCTTTGGTCATCGTTAATTGCATATGATGTTCCTAAATAATAAGCCCAAGCGTCTGTCCATGTTCCATCAATAAAACCATCACCAGTTTTACGAACAATTGTTCCACTTATAGCCAACTTATCATTAATGAGACCTGAGTTGTAGTTGATAGTAGACTTTAGAAATCCACCCTCTCCTACTTCTTGTTTGAACTTACCACCTTTCTCCTGCGCTGCAGGGTCTGTGATTATGTTCATAGTTCCACCAATTGATGGAGTTGCTAAGTTAACTGCTGATAGTCCTCTCTGCATTTGGATAGAGGATGTAGCATCACCTACACCATCCCAATTAGACCAATAGACCCAACCGTTTTCCATATCGTTTTGAGGAACACCATTAATCATAACAGCAACGTTTCTTTGGTTGAACCCTCGTACATTAATACGAGCGTCACCAGCACCACCACCTTGTTGAGTAGCATATACTGATGGTGTAGTGTTAAGAATCATTGGAATATCTTGAGAACCTAATCTCACTTCCATTTCTTCTTTAGCTACAGTAGTATAAGCCACAGGTGTTGTTTCATCAGCACGAGAAGCAAGAACTTCCAATGCTGTCATAGCGATAGCATCAACCTCTAATGAGAAATCAACTACCACATCACTTGAATCCACCATAACTACTTGAGTTACAGGTGAATACCCAATGAATGAAGCAACTACACTATGTTCGCCAGCAGGTACAGCAACAGAAAAAGAACCATCAGCACCTGATACAGTTCCTAACTGACTTCCCTCGACTACAATGTTAGCTCCAACCAAAGGTTTACCATCTCCACTAATAGTTCCACTAATCGATTGTCCAAAAATAACAATCGGTGTTAGGAATACTAGCAAAGCAGATAATAGATTACGTTTATTCATAATCTGTCTCCTTGTGTTTTTTATTGTTAAGACACATTTTTTCACAGGTGTGTCGTCTGCCTGTCCGCATTTTTTTAATTTGCATATTCTTGGTCATCATTATCACCAGTTGTTGGAATAATCTCACACGAATCATTATTACAGAATTTGTCTACTTCTGCTTCCTCATGTTTGATTACACCAAATGAAAGTTTACCAAGTTTCTTAACTTGTTTATTGTACTCTTTCTCATCTATAGCTTCATACGGCATCTGTGGATATGCTCCGTAATCATGTCTTGGTAAAAGGGAAATACCTTTTAGATGATATTGATAATAATTTAGAGCGGGTGCTATTTGTTCACCCTCTGTTTCTGGATTGAATGTAACCGTACAACTTACTTGATTGTCTGCCCAATGTCTTTGCATAAAAGCAGCTAAACTGAATTGTTCCCATATCGATAGGTCAGCCGCTGTTCTTATTCCCTCTCCAACATCTACTGGTACTTCTACAACCATTGTTGTGTCTTCTGAACCAAAAGCAGGTTCAATTGTATATCCTGCTTTTTTCATAGGTTCTAATAATTCTGAATGTTTTGAAACCCTAATTCTTCTAATATAGAATCTACTTTCGGGATAATGTAAACCTGGAGTAGAGCCAGCCAATAATGAAACTGTACCACTAGGTTTAACTGAAGTAGTTTTGATTGAGTTCGGTACAGCGAACCAATCAGAGTACACATCATCCCATTCTTGTATGACATCATATCCATCATTTAACCACTCCTTTAGTTCTCCTAATCCTCTGTGAGTGATGAACTGAGCGATACCACTTACTGAACATCCTATTCTTCTGTTTCTTAACATAACTCTGTTGGTTTCTGACCAATGTGTTCTACCCAAAGTAACTGTTTTAGCATATAGATAAGCATACTTTAGTGTTCTCGCATAGTCCTCAAAATCATCATGATTATCAGGAAATGTTTCTACTAAACAACATAACTCATATGACTCCAATGTTTGTTCTAAACAAGGATTACCACCCATAGCTCTATGGTCTTTATCATCACCACCATTCTTCATACGAGAGTAGGTTCTCATATTATCCAACCAAGCAAAACCTGGTTCTCCGTTATCTACTATTCGTTTGGCAGCTTCAGTATAATCCATACCCAATTCTGCAAATATACTATTATTACTTGTCCATCCATATTGGTCTCTGTGTGGGTTTACTTCATAGTTTTTTAAATCTAAATATTCTTCTGAATCAGGATCTCCAAATACAATCTCAGCTGTTCTTCTTACATTACCAGCTACTACACATTTTCCTATAAGATTCATAATATCAACAATTGTAGTGATTGTGATTGGTTCTCCACTATTCTTTTCTAATACCTTTCTGATATCCTCATGCACCTCTTCCAATGGTTCATAACCACTAGCAACACCACCGAACCCACTTATCGGTTCACCAGCTGCTCTTATCTTTGAGTAATCAAACTTCATCGGAGCGGTTCCATGAAAGTAACTTTCTAATAATAACTTCAGAGATTCTACCCAACCCTCACGAGTATCTGGTATTTCAAATAGTTGTTCGTCTCTTTTCTTTTGTATACCTTTGACGATTATCTCACCAGCGCCTTTTGTATCGAATCCTACACCGACACCTAACATACTAGCATCCATAAGGAAACAGAATGGTTTTGAGTAATCTTCTTTTAGAGTTTTTGTTGATACGAAAGCACAATTGTTGAGAGCTGCATATAACCCTTTGTCTTCTGTGATAGGAGTTCCCATAGCCCAAAGTCCTCTGCCTGGTGGTAGGAACTTCATAGTAAAAATTCTTTCATACATATCTTGAGCTGACTTCTGAGCCTGCCATGCATTCCAACCTAACTCGTGAGACTCAATCCATCTCTTCTGCATTGTGTAAGTTCCCTCTACAACCCTTTGTACAGTTTCCCACCATCTCTCATTTTTACCATCTTCTTTTATTCTTGAGTAGGTTCTCATATAAACCAACTCACCTAATCCGTTAAAACCAAAAGGAGCTTTTTTCCTTTTGTACTTATTAATAAAATTCTCTGACAACTTAAACTTTTCCATCGTAACTCCTATTTTTTATCTGTACACAATATTAAATATAATATATACTCATTCTTATTACTCAAATCCACCCATATCTTTATATTTTTTTGATAAAGTTTGTCGTAGATATTCTTCTGAATTATCCATCTTACCTTGAGCTTCTTTACCACCCTGCGTTGAAGCCTCATACACTTCTATGAGGCCTGTGTTTGTATTGATGTTTGCTGGGAAAGTAATTCCATCAATACCAAATCTATTTTTAATCACATGAAATCTACCTGTGTTAGCTATCTTATCTTCCACCTTACGACTTACCGACATAACAAAGTCAGCAGTCATCACCTTACTATAATCTTCAGCAACCTTAGTAGCATCAATAACATCTTCTTCTAATGAACTACGATTAGCCTGAGAAGCAGTCCATATAGGAATATCAAACTCACCAGCTATACCACGAAGATTTTCATAAGTCTCACCTGTAGCATGTCTCTTCTCTTTATAGAATGTAGTTGGTTTTAGAATATCAGCATAATCAACTATGACAGCATCAGGTTTGATTTCTTGTATTTCCATCTGTTTAAGATGAGAAGCTAGTGTATTTACTGTGGCAGAACGAGTTGGATAGTATTTGATAATCAACTTACCTTTTAGTCCATCAATCACTTTCTGAACATCATCTTGGTAGAACTTTATATTAGCGGTTGGTGTTCCACTAAACACTGTATCATATCTAAGTCCAACATAAGACTCATTCAACTCTAATGTATAATGAACCACAGTCTTACCTTGCTTTACTAAGTGAGACGCAAGAGATTGTAAACACCAAGTCTTACCGATACCAGCAGGCGCAACTAACACACCTAACTCACCACCAGCTAATCCACCATCCATCACACCATTAACAGAATCCCAAGGTGTTGGTAGAGTGGCTCTTACTGATTCTGTAAGTCTATCATTTAGAGATATGATGTAGTCGTGTCCTAAGTCTCTTTCACTACCAGCTTTCATAGCACCATCGATTAGAACCTTTATCTCATCATACTTTTTCTGTTCCAACAAATCTACTGATTCCATAATAGAGTTTTTAATAACCTGATTCTTACAGAAGTCTAATGTTTCTCCTTTTACAAACTCCAAATCAGTAGCTTCTATATTTCTCCAAGCATCCTTTAGATTTTCTATAACGGATACTTTTAGAATCTCATCTTCCATTTGTGTTATTTTTATTTTCAATACTTCCAATGTAGGAGCTTTTCTATACTCCATAAAGTATTTACTTATTTCTTTTGATAACCATTTATTTGCGTCTGAGTCGAAGTATGCTGATTCTAATATGTCACTTATAGTTTGTATAAACTTATTGTCCGATAATAAAGATGAGATTATCTTTGATTGGAATGTCGGACCAAACTGATTAAAATTCTCACTCGCCATATAATTCTTTTCTTTGCTTTTCCTTTAGTTCCATTTGTTTTTTCCTACGATAACGTTCTCTAGCTTTTGCTTGTAGAGCCGCTCTATTCCTATGGTAGTATTCCATAGACCACTTTCGTTGTGCTTCCTTTCTTTCTGTTTCTGTATTGTATTTACGTTTTCTTCCCATGAGTTTTCTCAGCCATTTGATTTAGTTTGGCAAAACATTGAACTAACCAACTATCCATATTCGGTAGGGTAGCGAACAATCTGTCCTCTATGAATCTTTTCTGAAATTGTATCTTATTTAACCTGTTGATTGGTTCTCTGACTTTATCTAAGATTTTAGTTTTAGCAGAAGCGCTGATGTCTACTTCGTCTAACTGCATTAACATATAGTTTCTTTTCAATAACTCCTCACTCTCTTTGAGCTTTTCATCTTCTTTAGTAATGTCGTCTATATTAAGTATCTTATCTTCTAACAAAAATGGTAATTTTTTTTGAATAGTTTTCAATCCCCATCCACGAACTCCATCTATGTTATCAGACTTATCTCCATCGATTGCTCTGTAGACAGCGAAGTTATGAGATGGAATACCATAGTCCTCTAATACCTTTGGAGGATCGTACATCTTCTTTTTCGTTGGTGACCAAACCGATACTCTGTGATTTACCAACTGAAGAAAGTCTTTGTCCGTAGACATCAAAACTATCTTAGATGTTTTCATCACCTGTTTTGTAAGGTAAGCCATCGTATCATCAGCTTCTATGTTCTCTATTGTTATTGTTGTTATTGGAAGATAATCTAAATAGTCAATAACTCTTGTTAACTGAATAA